TGGCATTAGAAAAAGGATTAGAGAATGGAGACTTTAAATTTACTCAATTGTTCTATAATTACTATGCAGGTAAACCAAGAGAAACAAAAGACATTACAGTAACTAACGAGCAACCTATATTTAATATAGATGATTTAGACATCATTTAAGACATTATTATATGGAGTTTATATTAACTACTGCAATCAAGAAGTTATTACGTTTAAAGCAACGTATTAAGGTCGTACGAGGTGGAACATCTGCTGGTAAAACATTTGGAATACTTCCTTTGCTTATTGACAAAGCAATTAAAGAACCTTATTTAGAAATTAGTGTTGTATCAGAATCAATACCACATTTACGTAGAGGTGCTTTAAAAGACTTCTTAAAGATTATAATGGCACTTGGTAGATATACAGATGCTAACTTTAATAAAAGTACTTTAAAATACACGTTTGCTAATGGTAGTTATATTGAATTCTTTTCTGTAGACCAACCTGATAAATTACGTGGTGCAAGAAGGAATATACTATATGTTAATGAGTGTAATAATATAGACTTTGATTCATATTATCAAATGGCTATTAGAACTTCAGGAGATATATGGTTAGATTATAATCCAGCATCAACGTTCTGGGTAGACAGAGAAATATTAACACAAGATAATGTAGACTTTATTACATTAACATATTTAGATAATGAAGCTTTATCAGATACTATTGTAAAAGAAATAGAATCAGCAAAGGTTAAAGCATTAACATCTACATATTGGGCGAATTGGTGGCAAGTATATGGACTTGGACAAACAGGCTCACTAGAAGGAGTTTGTATAACTGATTGGAATGAAATAGATATGCCAACAGATGCTAGAATACTTTGTTATGGAATGGACTTTGGATATTCAAACGACCCTACATCATTAGTAGCAATGTATAAATATAACGATGCTTATATATTTGATGAATTGATTTATAAGAAAGGTTTATTAAATAGCGAAATATCTAATCTATTAAAAGCAAACGATGTAAACGATATAGTATACGCTGATAGTGCAGAACCAAAATCAATAGCAGAACTAAATACATACGGACATAATATATTACCAGTTTCAAAAGGTAAAGATTCAATTATATATGGTATTAATTTAATGAATCAAAACAAGATATATGTTACGTCAAGAAGTAAGAACTTAATTAACGAGTTAAGAAACTATATATGGTTAACAGATAAAACAGGAGTTAAAATGAATAAACCAATTGATGCGTATAACCACGCAATAGATGCTATGCGTTATGCTATAATGAGCCAATTAGAGAACCCAAACAAAGGTAATTACTTTATATACTAATGACATACGGACAAATGATTGCAACGATACAATGTTACATACATCACGTTAAGAATGTAGAAGTACAGATTAACTTACCAAGAAATGTAGGCGAAATTAAAAAGATGCAGCAAATGTATTTAATAGCTTCTGCTTATTTGAATAGTTAAATATTTGTTAAATGTATTTTATTTAAAACATAAGTATTATATTTGTATAACATTTAAAACAAAAACATTATGACAGAAGAAGAATTAAAAAGTGAAGCATATAAAGCGTGGTTACATTATGAAGAACCATATCTTTATGAATCAGCATTTAAAGATGGTTTTATAAAAGGATATGAATTATATTTAAAATCAATAGAAGTTAAAGAATAATATTAGTTTGGTTAATAGTCGAAATTAGGTAGTCAGAGATGGTTACCTTTTTTTGTTTAATACAATTATGACTTTATTTTATTATTAATAAAAAATTTGTATGAAGTTAGAAATTAACATACCAACTGAATTAAACGAAATTAAGTTATCGCAATATCAAAAGTTTTTATCTATTGCTAAAAATAATCCTGAGGGAGAATTCTTGCAACAAAAAATGGTTCAATTGTTTTGTAATATAGATTTAAAAGATGTTGCTACAATTAAGTATTCTGAAGTTAACGATATAACTAATAGACTTGGTGCAATGTTTTCTAAAGAACATAAGTTAGTTCAAACGTTTAAACTAGGTGGAGTTGAATTTGGATTCATTCCTAATTTAGAAGAAATATCATTTGGAGAATATACAGATTTAGATACATACATAGGAGACTGGGATAATATGCACAAAGCAATGGCTGTATTATATAGACCAATAGACCAGAAATTTAAGCATACTTATTCAATAGAAAAATATAATGGTTCAATAACATATTCCGATGTTATGAAACACGCTCCTTTAGATGCTGTTCTAGGTGCTACTATTTTTTTTTACAATTTAGGCAACGAATTGTTGAAAAGTACACTGACTTATTTGGAGAACAACAAGGAGATGCAGACTATTCTGCAACAGCGCAGTTCGGACAAAGATGGGGATGGTATAGTTCAATCTATGCTATTGCTCAAGGAGACATTACAAGGTTTGATAGAATCACCGAGTTACCGATTAACCAATGTTTAACATATCTAACATTTGAAAAGCAAAAGAATCAAATAGAATCAGACTTAATTAAAAAAAGATAATGAGTACATTTTACGAAATAACACAATCAATTAAAAACAAACTACAAGAAGATTTGTTTGTCAATACAGTAACAACTGGAGATATATTTAAAGTTGATTTAAACAAACTAACTATATTTCCTTTGAGCCATATAATAGTTAATTCAGTATCGTATCAAGGTCCTGTATTGAATTATAATATATCTATATTGTGTATGGACATCGTAGATGAATCAAAAGAAAAGGTAACAGATATATTCTTGGGTAATGATAACGAACAAGACGTGTTAAATACACAACTATCGGTAGCAAATAGATTCTTGGAAATATTAAGTAGAGGGGAATTAGCTGATGATTATGAATTGGTAAACAATACTGCAAACATTGAATTCTTTACAGAACGATTTGAAAATAAAATAGCAGGTGTTACATTTACATTTGATATGGCTATTGAAAACAAAATGACAAAATGCAATTAGAAACAGAAGCAGTTATAAAAAGATTTCGCGATTATGTTATTCAACAATCAAGAAGTAATTTAACAAAGTCAGGACATAACAATACAAAGTCTTTATATAATAGTATTAAAGGCGAAATAGTAACAGAAAACAATTTTACTATTGTAGGGTTTACAATGGATGATTATGGTACGTTTGTAGATTTAGGTGTTAAAGGCAAAACAAGTTCTAATAAAGCTCCTAATAGTCCTTATCAGTTTGGTTCTGGTACAGGTCGAAAAGGTGGTTTAACAAAAGGAATAAATCAATGGGTTAAACAAAAAGGATTTCAATTTAAAGATAGAAAATCAGGTAGGTTTTTAAGTTACGAATCTACAGCTTATTTAATTACACGCTCAATATTTAACAAAGGAATTAAACCAAGTTTATTCTTTACAAAACCATTTGAGGCAGGATATAAAAAATACATAGACGTTGATTTAATAAAAGCGTTCGGTCAAGATGTAGAAACAATAGTAGACTATAATTTAAAAGATATAAAATGAAATTAATATTTACAAGAAGTCCATACTTTATAAGCGTAAATGAAGCAGGACAAACAGGAGCGAAAATCAAACTATATATTTGGAATGAAGGAACTGCTGTACCTACAACTCCAACTTATATATTATCAAAGAATATTCCAAGTGCAACGCAAACAAATTTAAGTTTCAATATATCAAACTATGTTAGAGAATTTATAGATAATATTGCGCCATTAGTTCCTGAACCCATTGCGATTGAAGAAAACAAAGCTTGGTGTTTCGTTAAAGTAGAACGTTTTAAAACAGTTTCTACAGTTGATACGTTATTAGATACAATTACATACACTAGCACAAATGGTTACACTAAATATTTAGACGGATATAATGAAAACATAGACGATACAATTATACCATTAACAAATGATTTACAAACAATTTACTATAATCGCAATTCAGGTAATATGCCTTATATAAATGTTTTATTTTCTAACCCAACAGGAAGTGAAGAATTAGAAATAGTATGGACTTCATTAAGTAATGTAGTAATTGGTTCAATTTCGTATGCTGATGTTGGTAATTTTAATTATGCTGTAGCATTAGCAAACGAAGGAATTCCTTATGATAATGGAAATATTTTAAAAATAAAAGATATATCAGACTTTCCTTTTAACATTAAAACAATAGCAACTTATAGAATAATTCCTTTATGTGAACCTAAATACACTTCTGTTTTTTGTTCGTTTATAAATGCAAAAGGTGGATGGCAGTTTCTAACGTTCTTTAAAGCACAAACTAATAATATCAATGTAAAAGGTAGCACATATAAAATGATGCCTTCAGCGTTGAATTATAACATAGCACAAGGACAAACAAAATCGTTTAATATTAATGGTGGACAAACTGTTAAATTAAATACTGGATGGGTTGATGAAAACTATTCTGATATTATTACACAATTACTTTTATCAGAAACTATTTTATTGGATGGTAAACCTGTAGAAATTAAAACACAATCTTCAAGTTTAAAAACATCTTTGCAAGATAAAATGATTAACTATGAAATGGAATTTGATTACGCTTTCAATTTAATTAACGATGTAATATAATGAATATAGTTTCAATTTATATAACTGTAGATTCAGTAGCTAAAAGGATTGAATTATTTAACGATGAAAAAATATCTGTTACTTCTGCTTTGTCTAATGCTAATGATGTTGGAAAAGTATTTACAGATTATTCTCAAAGTTTTACAGTACCAGCTTCAGACCATAATAATTCTATATTTAAACATTGGTACGAAAGTGAAGTTGATGGTGGATTCTTGCACGGACAACGTTACAATGGATACATAGAAATCAATACTGTTTTATTTAAAGAAGGAAAATTTCAATTAGAAAAAGCTAATAAGAAAAATGGAAGGATTGAAAGTTATACCGTTACGTTTTATGGTAACTTAACACAATTAAAAGATTTATTCAAAGATGATAAACTAAACACTTTAGATTATAGTGTCTTAAATCACGCTTATAGTTCTTCACAAGTTATAACAAGGATAAATACTTCTGGTTCGTATTCCGTTATGTACCCTTTAATAGGAACTGAAAAGAAATTCTATT